CCTCCAGAATGTCCTCGATTGCGCGAAGAACATCTCGGTGGTTCTTCCCGAAGCGCTTAGCGACTTCCCGGCTGGATGCCACCGGTTCGCCGTTCTGGGTGGATAAGATGATGTCGTTCATGGTGAAGATGTACCTCCTTGTGGGTGGCTCCCTTCTGCGGTAGAATAGAGGGGCAGAAGGGAGGTGATAAAATGCAAAATTTTTACGAGTTGAGCTCTGCAGCTCAGACGGCAGCATACCAGCTGTCAGAACTCAGCAATTATGTGTCCGAAGCAGCGAAAATGGCGGATTCTGTTCGCATGGTGAGCAACCAGATGAAATCGATTTACCAAACCGCAGAATGGAACAACATGGCGTACCGCTTGGCGAAAGATGCCAGATTATGTGTGCCAGAGTATCAACTATCCAATCTCGCCAAGAATCTGGCTGGTCAGGCCAGAGCAAATCTCAATTTCACCAATCAGATTTCGGCGCTCTACGGATCGGCAATGGAAAGTCCCGCTTTCCGGTTATCGACAGAAATGCTGAATTCCAATGTGCTAAATCTCACCACCGCACTCCGAACAAGCAACATTACAAATCTTTACTCAAATGCTGCGGCTTTTGCGGATCAGTTAGACTCGATATGGAGCGAAAGTACTTACAGCGAAAAAGAATCCGAAACCGTGCCGCTGGCAAGTACTCAAGCTGTTCTGGATGAAGTCGAACCACTTCTACCTACAGAGGCGGTTGAAACTATCAACGCCAAAATCGCCGAAGTAAAAACTCCGGATAATGCAATCCCCCAAAAAGACTGGGTTGGAATTATCAGCATCATCGTTACAATTCTTCTGTTTTTGGCAGGTCAGGCATTGTCCAGCGAACATGACAAAAAGGAAGAATCTTCATGGTCTGCAACGGCAGAATATCAACAGGAAATGCTCGAAATACAGCGAGAGGAAGCAGAAAGATCAGAAAACTTCAGACAGCGCACGGAGGAGCATTTCAAAATCGTTGAGGATACGAATGAGCGAATCGCCGAGGCTTTGGAGATGCTCGCCAACCAGAGCGTTGAATTGGATGATCGAGGTCAAAGTGTCCTCGATTCGGATGATTCTCAAGATGATGCAGAGGATCAAGATTCCATACAGGCCGCTCAGCAGGAACAAGCCGATGCTGAGGATTGACCTGCTCCGTTTAAGCTCCTGAACTTCCTTTTCTATCTTCGCCCAGCGTTCCTCTTCCACAGGTCCGCTGGGCTTTTTGTTGTTGTCCATGTGGTTCACCTCCTTGTGGTTGGCTCCCTCCTGCGGTATACTTGGGCAGAAGGGAGGTGGAAATCATGAGTGATGGAAATAAAATTCGGCACAATCTGGCACTTGCTTATGCAAACAACAAATTGCAGATTGCGTTGCAGCGCGGTGAGCGTCCGCAGGGTCTTGACTTGAATGACCCTGCACAGGCGGCCTGCGTACTGGCTTCTTGGTACAGCGACTGTCTGGAGCAACTAATCAATCTTGAGGATAGTAAGATTTATAGTCCCTCCAGCATGGATTAAATAATCCGGTCATCGCGCTCAGTTTTTACGGATGCAGAAAGCAGACTAATGATTCGCTCTGCGTCCGAAAAACTGACATTTTCGCTCTTGAGCTGCTCGAACAGCTTGAGGGCGATTTTCTTTAAGCGCTCGGCGTGTTCGCGGCGCTCTTGGATTTCTTTCTGGATGTTGTTCTTCATCTTCTTCGCCTCCTTTGGATGAACTTGCGCACAATATGTGCTCATTCTGCGAAAAAAATTTCTTCGACACTCTGGTCGAAATACTGAGCGATGCGCTTTTTGATCTGGTCGCGGGGAATGCGTTCGCCGCGCTCATACATAAAAAGCGCCGAAGTGCTGATCCCAAGCGCATCAGCAACGGTTTTCGCGTCCATTTCGCCACGCAACGCGCGCAGCTTGTGGCCAATGGTCTTACCGTCCATCTGATTGGGTCACCTCCTTTCTGTGCACTTATTGTACTCAAAACCAAAAAATAAATCTATTCGCAGAGTGCACAAAATGTGCGCAAAAGAATGGTGCACTTTTTGTGCTTGAACTTGTGCACGATATGTGCTATTATTTGATTGTAATAATATAGGGAGGTGGCCTGATGGCAACTTTTGCAGAGCGGCTAAAATCGCTGCGCCGTGAAAAAGGCTGGTCACAGCAACGGCTTGCGGATGAGCTGGATTTGTCCAAGAGTAGTGTAAACATGTATGAACGCGGAGAACGGGAGCCGGGGTTTGAAACCATGGAAGCAATCGCTGACCTGTTTAATGTGGATATGAATTATCTGTACGGACGTACAGATATTAAGATTGCTGACCCGATTGTACTAGCACCCAAGAAGCCCACCATCCCCCCGGGCTTTGAGCCGATGCCAAAGATGAAGAAGATCCCGCTGATCGGCAGCATTGCCTGCGGGGAACCCATCACGGCAGAGCAGAACATTGAAAAAATGGTGGACGTGCCGGAGAACATCCGGTGCGATTTTTCCCTGACCTGCCACGGCGACAGCATGGTAGATGCCGGCATCCACGATAAAGACGTGGTGTATATCCGCATCCAGCCGGAGGTTGAGAACGGAGAGATCGCCGCAGTGCGCATTGATGGTGAAGCTACCCTCAAGCGGGTATATTACAACCCCGGCACGCTGACCCTGATGCCCGCAAACCCGGCTTATGCGCCCATGATCTACACCGGCCCCCAGCTGGAAGAGGTGCACATTGAGGGCAAGGCCGTAGGCTGGACGCACTGGGTAGGGTGAAAAGCGATATTTCACTAAAATTTGCGAAAAATAACCAATAATTGATTATTTTGCAAAATGAGTTGACAAAATCAACAAAAACGCATATAATAGGGGTGCATCTTTACAGGATGCCGTCAGAAACATGATGTTTCAAAATGCTTAACAGACCCCTGGTAGTAAGCCCCCCGCCGATATGGGGAAGGCTGAATCCTGGGGTCTTATTTTTTACCAAAGGAAGTGTAACACAAATGGCAAAGACAGCAATTCTGGTTGATGGCGGCTTTTACCGCAAACGTGCAGCCCACTTGTGGGGCAAAAAGACCGCCGAGGAACGTGCGAAGGAACTGAATGCTTACTGTATGGCTCACCTTCACGATAAGGACGGCAACGAGGAGCGTCAGCTGTACCGCATTTTCTATTACGATTGTGAGCCAGTAGGCCGCCGCAGCGTGTACCACCCGCTGACAAAGAAGAATGTGGATTTGGACAAATCTGATACTTATACATGGACGCAGACCTTTTTGGAAGAATTGCGGAAGCGCAGAAAATTTGCACTCCGCCTTGGTACATTGTCCAACCAAATAGCCTACAATCTGCGCCCGGATGTGACCCGCAAGCTTCTTGCTGGCACAAAGCAGCTGGAAGAGCTGACCGAGGACGATTTCGTTTTTGTGGCTCAGCAAAAGGGCGTGGACATGCGTGTTGGTGTTGATATTGCGTCACTCGCGTATAAGAAGCAGGTTGATCAGATCATTCTGATTGCCGGTGACAGTGATTTTGTCCCCGCTGCCAAGCTTGCCCGACGGGAGGGCGTGGACTTTATCCTTGACCCGATGTGGGCTGATATCAAGCCTGATCTGTTTGAGCATATTGACGGCCTGAAGAGCCAGTGGCGTAAGCGCAGCGAAAAAGCTGAAGCGAAGAAGTAAGGCCAAACAATGTGCAAATTTTGCACATTGCTTCCAGCCGTTGCAAAATCTGCAACAGCTCAATAAAAACAAAAAACGCCCCGGTGCTACCAACACCGAGAGCGTTTGCAGAGTGGCTTGCCCCAGAGGGTACAATCCAACATGAACACTTGTATTGTACCACCTCCGGGCAGGCTTGTCAAAGTGTACCCTTGTGTATGGAGGTGGATTTTATGAAAAAGAGAACCAACACGGCATTTTGGGTCGAGAAGGAAAGCCGCTGGTGCATCGCGGTGCAGAAGAACGGTACCCGCAAGCGCTTTTACAGCAGCACGCCGGGCCGAACAGGACAACGGGAAGCAAACGCAAAAGCGGACGCATGGCTGGATGACAGTATCCGGGACGGCAGGAAGAAGGTAGCCACCCTCTATGCCGAGTGGGTGGAAGAGCTGAAGCTCACCTGCGGCACATCCTATGTTGAGCAGTGCAAGAAATACGGAGATTACTATATTCTGCCTGTCTGTGGGGACATCCGCATTGACGAGCTGACCGAAGGCGATCTGCAAAAAGCCATCAATATGTCTTTCAAAAAGCGATGCCTTAAAAAGGAGCGTCAGCGTAGGTCAAGCGACAAGCCTTTGAGCCGCAAGACCATTATGACGATCCGCTCAACGGAGATCAGCTTTTTGAAATGGTGCCGCCGGAACAGGTACAGTACGATGTTCCCTGAGCTGTCTATCCCGAAGAATGCCCGCATGGGGAAGAAAAAGATTTTACAGCCGACCGCTTTGAAAGTTCTGTTTGATGTGGACACCCGCCTTTACTATGGCAAGCTGGTCTTTGACGAGTATATCTATGCCTACCGGTTTGCAGTTGCTACAGGTGTACGCCCCGGTGAACTTGTGGGGCTCTGGTATGGTGATATCAAAGGAAACACGGTCAATCTGCGCCGCAGCATCAACCGGTTGGATGAGGAAACCACCGGCAAGAACGAAAACGCCATTCGCTCATTTGACATGGGCGAGGAAGCCCATGAGGCCTACGAAGCGCAGGTAGCCTTGCTGAAGGCTTCCGATATCCCGCTGAACTATACCACCCCTTTGTTCCAGATCCCGAACCAGAGAGCTTTATTCAAGCGCTGGAAGAAGTACCAGCGTGACAATGGCATTGAGCCTCAGGTCACGCTGTATGAGATGCGGCACACTTTCGTCAGCATTGAATCCGGCGTATTGACCGACAGCCAGCTGAAGATGCTGGTCGGTCACAGCAAGAACATGGATACTGCCGGAGTGTATCGGCACGAGCTTGATGGTCAGAGGGAAGATCTTGCTGCCGCTACCACCGCGGCATTCAAAAAGGCACAGGCCTGAATCTGGTAACAGTTTTGGTAACACTCTTTTTTGTAAATGTAGCAAAATACATGGGCTACAAACCAACCGCACTACCTTTTTAGCAAGTGTTTAGGCGCGTTGCAGATACGTTTTTGACGTCGCTCAATCATTTTTTGTTGTTCGACCCCCACTACCCGCATACAAAGAAAAGCGCGTTGGTTCGTACAGAACCAGCGTGTTTTTTCTTATCATGGTAACACTTTTGGTAACACTATTAAGTTTTCAGGCTGCTCTCACCAGCGCATTGTACAACATCTCAATGAACTGCACCGCGCTGGGCGCACCGGTCAGCGGATAGCCTGCCAGCTGCTGCACATACTCCGGGTTTGTGAGCCATGCACCTTTAGCTGCCCGGCGGACAGCGCTTTGAATCGCTTTTGGCTCACATTTTCTGCGGTCGGCGATAGGGGTATAGATATCTTTCTCCACGGCCTGCAGGCGGTCTTCCTGCTCACAGACCAGCTCAAGACACTGGCACAGGATACTGTAGGCGCTCAGGTTACGTGTAATGCCCATCGGGCGCAGCAGATCATTGACTTGAGTGGACAATTCGGAAACGATCATAGTTGACACATCCTTTCTTTGCGTCAACTCTAACCGAAAAACACTTGAAATTTGTTAATT